TGAAAAAGAAGAAGAAGAATAAATCTAAAAAAGGTTATTCTAAAAAATATTAATAACAAATAAGAGTGGAGGTATCAGTGGCTAAAATAAAAAAACAACGTAATATATTTACAACACCACAGGATTTAAAAGCATGGTCAATAGACCTTAATGAAGCATGTGGTAGTATAATTACTAACAAGAAACCTAATGTAAGTAAAATAGATACATTAGTAGAGAAGTTTGTAATTGATTATAATTACAACATGGAGATGATAAATAATGCCACCAAAGAAGAAGAGTAGTTCAAGGAAAAAACCTGCTAGAAAACCTATTAACGCCAAAACTAAAGCAACGCTTCAAAAGAAGGCTAAGAACTCTAAATATACGTACGGTCAGTTGGCGGCTGTATACAGGCGTGGACAGGGTGCTTATCTTTCTTCGGGAAGTAAATCAGCTTCTATGGCAGCTTGGGCTATGGGTCGAGTTAACTCTTTTATTAGGGGTGGTCATTCTCAAGATAATGATTTAAAACGCAAAGGTAAGTCACGTGCAAAAAAGAAGTAAACGTAAAGTTAAATACGAAAAAGGCGTACCTGCTAAATATTTAAAAAATAAAAAGAATCCTAAATCAAAAGTTGCTGCAGAAATTAAAAGAACATCTAAAGCATATAAAGAAGGTAGATACATAGATTTGAAAGCTGTACAGAAATCAAGAGCTGTTAGGAAGAAAAAAAGATGACAATAAATACAAGTAATCAACTGTCAACTAATTTACCAAAAGCATATCAACTGTATCCTAACGGAAATCAAAATTGTGGGAATTGTGTACATTTTTTAGAGTCAGGTTACTGTAATTTATTTAAAGCATCAGTTCAGTCATTTGCTTGGTGTAAGAAGTGGAAAGGTGGAGCTAATGTCACACGCTAATAGAAAAAAGGCATTATTAAAAAAGCATGGACTTAAAGGTGTTAACAAACCAAAACGTACACCTAAGCATCCTAAGAAATCACATGTTGTATTAGCACAAGAAGGACATCAATTAAAATTAATTAGATTTGGACAACAGGGTGTATCAGGTGCAGGTAAAAATCCTAAGACTGCTGCTCAAAAAGCTAGACGTAAATCTTTTAAAGCAAGACATGCAAAAAATATTAAAAAAGGAAAGATGTCAGCAGCTTACTGGGCAAATAGAGTCAAATGGTAGATATTGAAAAAAATTTAATTTGTCAGCACCCTACATGTAAAACAATTTTAAAAGGTAGGCAAAGAAGATACTGTTCTGAAACTTGCAAGAGGTACGTACAAAATCAAAGAGCATTACATGGAGATAAAACTTTAGGAGTACCTAAGCCACAAAAAAAGAATGCTACATCACGTAAAGGTGAATTTTATGACCAATTTTTAGAAGATGGTTATGCATTAGAAATGCTTAAAGGTGAAATGAGTGCTAGAGAAGTAGCAGACTTATATCAAATATCACCTGCACAAGTTTCAAGAATGTACGCAGCATTTATAGAAGATAAAGAACTAGAAACAAAAAGAGAAGAATGGACTGTTCCTAAAGAAGCAATACAATCATTAGAAGATTTTAAAAGATTTAGAGATAGATATTTTAAAACAGAAACAGGACAAAAATATGAAACACCTGACTTTCAAGAAAAGTGGGTAAACTCTATAGCAAATAATATTGCTGACGGAGGAAACCTAATGATACTCAGTCCACCACGTCACGGCAAAACAGAACTACTTATACATTTTGCTATATGGCAGATTTGTAGAAATCCTAATGTAAGAATTATGTGGGTAGGTGGAAACGAAGATATTGCAAAAAATGCAGTAGGTTCTGTATTAGACCACTTAGATTCTAACGATAAGTTAATAGAAGAGTTCTGTGGACCAGGACAAACTTTTAGACCTAAGAGTAGGTCAGGTAAGAACTGGTCACAAACAGCATTTTCAGTAGCAACAAGAAACGTTACAGGTATAAAATCACCAACAATGGTTGCTGTAGGTAAAGGTGGTAAGATTCTATCTCGTGACTGCGACCTGATTATAGCAGATGACATTGAAGATTTTGCTTCAACTGCACAACCTTCAGGTAGAGCAGCAACAAAAAGATGGTGGACAACTACATTGTCATCTCGTGTTGAGGCTCATACTGCTGTAGTAGTTATTGGCTCAAGACAGCATTCAGATGATTTATATAATTCTTTATTAGACAACAATGCTTGGGATAATATTGTAGAGCAAGCACATTCAGATGATTGCGAAATACCTGAGCAAGATATAGATGAACACATAGATTGTATGTTATGGAAAGACAAAAGAGATTACAAATGGTTAAATACTCAGAAAGAAGCATCAGCTACCACAGGTGGTGTTCATGTATTTGAGATGGTATATCTTAATAGAGCAAACCCAGTAGGTACAACAATATTTAATCCTGAAACTATAACAAAATGTTTTGACGACACAGTAGATATTGGTGAAGTAAAAGAATCTGCATACTTAGTTGCAGGACTAGACCCTGCTGCTACAGGGTATCAGGCAGCATTCTTATGGGCTATCTATGATAGTTCACCACTTAAACTACAAATGGTTGATATAGAAAATAACAAAGGTGGAGGAATAAAAGAAGCATTAAGAGTAATGAAAGAATGGAAAGAAATACATGGTTGTTACCACTGGGTAATAGAAGAAAATGCATTTCAAAAAGCAATTAGACAAGATACAGAATTAAAAGAGTATTGTGCTACTCAAGGCATTATACATGAAGGACATCAGACACAAGCAAAAAACAAATGGGATACAAGATATGGTGTAACATCAATGACATCACTGTTTGCAGACCAAAATATTATACTTCCATATAAATCTGTAGAGGCAAAAGTAAAGTCAGATATGTATAAAAAACAATTATCATTCTTTGCAAGTAAAGGTAAAGGGTATAAATCAGATATTGTTATGGCTAGTTGGTTTCCAATGAAAGTTATAAGAAGATTACAAACTGCAAGATTTGATGATATGATGGTAGAATATAGTCCGAGTTATAGCGGAATTGAAATGGCATCTTGGAATGATGCTCCTTGGAGTTAAATGTTAGTTAAAGATATTTTAGACAGAGCAGTATATCTTAAAAATATGCATGATAATGCTTTAGTCGATAGACATAGATTTAGAGCAATTATGAATGGTGGAGCAGATGGAATAAGAGCTTTACTTGGTACTCAGCTAGATATGATGGATGAATCTATATTACCTGCTCCAAACCTTCTTATGTCAGGATTAGATAGACTAGCACAAAAATTAGGACGTGTTCCTAACTTAAGAGTAGATTTAACAAACCCTAGAGATTCTGAAAGGTCAAAAAGAAAAAAAGAAAAACTTGAAAGAATAATAACTTCATTTGACCAAATGCAAAATCTTAAGGGTCAGTTACCACAAGTAGCAAGATGGTTACCTGGTTATGGTTTTGCTGTATGGATAATTACGACAAAAAAAGATGCAGATGGTAATTTATATCCTTGTGCAGAACTAAGAGACCCTTATGATTGTTTTCCAGGTTATTATGGTGCAAATCAAACACCTGACGAGTTAGTTACTATTCGCAGAGTACCAGTAGCTGATTTAATTGAAATGTATCCTGAGTTAAATAGTTATTTTAACAATAAAGATAAATCTAAAAATAAAACAAATATTAGACAACTTAATAACAATATGGGTGTTGAAAAAGGGTCTTGGGAAAATTCTGATGACAATGGAGATAACATTGTTGAATATATGAATATTGAGGGTACGTACATAGTACACCCTGCTTCAGGCAAAATTGTAGATTTTGTACCTAACCCATTAAAGTCAGGTCCTGCATTTGTTGTAGCTAAAAGATTTAGTTTTGACCAATTACAAGGACAGTTTGACCAAACAATAGGATTGATGGCTGCTATGGCAAAAATAAATATTATGTCTGTTATAGCTATGGAAGATGCTGTATTTACAGAAACTAACGTTGTTGGTGAAATAGAGTCAGGTCAATACCGTAAAGGTAGATTTGCTGTTAACTATTTAACACCAGGTTCACAAGTAGTTAAACCAGTAAACAACTTACCATATCAATTATTTGAACAAGTAGGAAGAATTGAAAGACATCTAAGAGTAGTAGCAGGGTATCCTGTTCAAGATGATGCAATATCTCCTAATTCTTTTGTAACAGGTAGAGGTTTAGAAGAACTTCAAAGTGGTGTTTCTCTTATGGTTAGAGAGTATCAACAAGTATTATCAAAAGCATTAGAAGATGTTGATTATAAAAGATTAGAGCTAGACGAAGTATTATTTGCTGAAAAAAGAAAACCACTATCAGGATATATTAGAGGTGCTGCTTTTTCAGAAAACTATACTCCTGGAACTGATATTAATAAAAATTATAAGACTACACGTGTTTACGGAACAATGGCAGGTTTTGATGAGCCACAGAAAATTATTACAGGGTTGCAGTTGCTTCAAGCAGGTATTATTGATAGACAAACTATGCAAGAAGAAATGGACGGCTTACAAGACCTTACGAAGATTAACGATAGAATTACAAAAGAACGTGCAGAACGTGTTATGTTTGAATCATTGTTAGCTAGGTCACAACAGGGAGATATGCAGGCTATGGCGGCAATAACAGAAATATATAGAAATCCAAATAAAATAGATAATATATTAGAAGATTTCTTTTCTGAACAAGCAGAACAACAACAAGCTGCAGTTGCACAGCAACAACAACCAGGAGCTGTTCCAGGACAAGGACCATCATCAGTACAAGATATATTTGCACAGATTGCTGCAGGTCAATAATGGAAGAATATTTTAACGAAAAATTTTTAGATATGATATTAGCAGAATATCCTGATTATAATAGCCAACCATTTATGGAAGAATATCAAGATGGACTTTTATTTAATGCAGTAACTATTGCACAGTTTCCAGGTATGAGAATAGATTTGTTAATTATAAGAGGTGAAGATGACACGAGGAGATAAATTAAACTACAGTCCAGGAAAAGATAAAATCAATCCATCTGATTTAGTAGGCGGTGGACAAGATTTAGAAAGAGCAAGAAACGCAGAATTAGTAAGAAGTTTTGAACAATACAAAGAACCTGATGTTGGGGAATTAGTACAAGAAGTTGAGCCAATAGATACAGTTAGAGCAACAGGTCAAGGTGTTACTCCATTAAAGGCAGAGACACAAAGAAAAAATGTATCAGCTATTGATGACTCAATAACATCAAAAACACAAGTTCCTGTAGATAAGTTAGCAGTATTAAGGACATTGTATAGTGTATATCCTGATGTAGATATATTAGCCTTGATGGAAAGTGAGATGAAAAAGCAACAAAAAACTTACGGAGTAAATTAACATGGTAAGATTTTCACAGTATTGGGTAGACCCTGATGCAGAGTTGCAATTACTCTTTGACCAAGAGAGAGAAATAAAAGAAACAGAGATTGTTAAAAATCAAATAACAAAGTCTCAAGGATTTCATACATCACAGTTAGCAAGTGAACTAGGTAATGTTATGCCTAGTGGTGCGATTATAGCTTCAGGATTATCTGAACTAGCAATACAAGCACCTGAAATAAAACAAGTAGTAGATTCATATTTAGAACAACAAGCATCTTTATCTAAAAGAATTAGAGATGCAGGAAGAAGTTTTGTAAGAACAGCTTTTGTTGCTGCAGATTCATTAGCAGAGGCTGTTATTAAAAGACCTTTTCAAGCTGCTGCAGCTACACATGTTCAAAGAGGTGACAATCCTATTCTTGCTTTAGGAGGTCCATTACTTGGCTTTCTTACAGACCCATTTACAAGAGATGAGGGTGAAGAATCTTTTTACAAAAAATATAGAGAAAACAAAGAGCAACTAGGTAAAACAGTATTTGGTAGAGCAATAGAAGAGTTAGTAGCAGGAAACAATGTTAACCTAGGTGCAGGTTTCTTTGGAAATAGTGATGTTGCAGAAAACATGGATATATTTAGAGCTATTGTAGATTCTACTGATGATGAACAGGTTATAGCACAAGCAAGAAATATTATTGAAGAACAATTAGGTAAACCAATAACTATAGAAGAAAGACAAGATGTAAATAGTTTATTAGCACAAGATGGATATATATTATCTCCAGGTACAGTAGTCGCTGCAAATGTATTTGAACCAGGAACAAAAGGTTTTAACATTATGTCAGGAACAATCGACTTTGGTGTTACTGCAGGATTAGACCCACTTAACTTTGTTGGTGCAGGTATTGGGAAAATAGGCAAAGCAAAGAAAGCATTTAAAACAGGTGAATCATTACAAGGTGTAGGAATTATAGATAAAGCTATAAGAAAATCAGTTCATCAACCTACTGCAGATGATTATTTCTTAAGAGGACCAGGTAGACAAATTGCTGAACTAATGGGTAAAGAAACAAATGTAAAGAATATACAAAAGATATTTGGAAAAAATAGAGATGCTATACCACATGAATTGTATAGAGAATTAGCAGATGCAAATACAGAAGGTGTAATTAATGCACTAAGAAGAGAAATATCAAGAGGAACTATTACTGAAAGATTCGACCCTACATCAGCTATATTCAATGGCAAGTTCTCTACAACACTTGGAAAGATGTATGACCCTGAGTTTGGAGATTTAGGATTAAAAGCAGTTGTTAAGAAACAATGGCAAGGTACACCTATTGTACGTATGATGGGAGACTTACCTCCAGTAAACCTTAATGTTAAAAACTTAGATGAAGCATACGACCAACTTAATGAATTTATGGATGGAGTAGGTATTGCTGTAGAAAAACAGGATGAACTATTAAGAGGATTTGTAGATATAACATCAGAAGTTAAAGGTAAAGGTGCTAATCCAAATGAAGCTATACCTAGCTACGGTATTGTATCAAAAATATTTAAGTACCTAAATGATGAAGTATTCCCTGCTACAGATGAAGTATTAGGTGAAGGATACGTTGGTAGAGCATTTGAGAAGTTTGAAGCAGATACATCTAAGATGAGAGATTACTTTCACGATGAACTAGGTAATCCTGAAATATTTCTTGGTGCTAAGTCAGACATTATTGTAGATGGAAAGATACAGATACAACCAACTGCACATTTGTTTGCTGAATATTTTGATGGGAATATATTTTTACCTGGTGGTAGAGACTTATCGAGAATTGTAGGTAATACAAGAAATGCTATGTGGAGACTTATTGGTGGTAGAAAACTTACAGGTAAAGACCTTACATTAGAAACATTTGTAAAAGCACAGGCAGAAGATTCAAACTTTGTAGCCAAAAATTTATCTAAACTATTTTACGGTGTTGACCCTGATGGTGTAAGAGTTACAGAAGGTGCATTAACACAGATAGCAGATACCTATATGCAAGGATTATGGAAACCTTTTATTCTTCTTAGAGCTGCTTGGACATCAAGAGTTGTAGGTGAAGAGCAATTAAGAATGTGGGCAGCAGATATGACAAGCGTATTTAATCATCCTATATCACATATTGCATGGGTATTAGGTACACCATCTGCAGGTAAGTATGTAGGTAAAGTAGAAAATGCCTTAGCGAAGATACCTGGCGTTAAAGCAAGAGGACTAGAAGATATTTTAGGTAATGAGTTTCTAATGGATGTATCTTTTAAAAATTCTATGGCTAGAGGTAAATCAGTAGCTATTGGTGGACTTGCTCCTAAAAGGTCAAATATATTTGTAGCAGTAGCAAAAGGTAATAAAAAATATTTAGATGGTTATGTATTAGAAAATACACTATTAGCTAATGATGTTCTTTCAAGAGAACTTGCTAAAACAATTAGCAATGCAAAAGGAACATACGCAACATTTGATGAGTTAGTAGATGCAGCTTACAGTGGCGATTTAAAACCATTGTTAGAAGATTTTGTAGAATTAGCAGATGATGCGTCTTATGCACAAAAAGCAAGAATATTAGAATCTAAAGAAAACGTTACTGCTTACCTAGAATCTATACAAGCAAGATTACACAAACAAGCAGGTGGAAATTATGAAAAATATATTGTTGTAGATGGTCAAGAAATAATATTAAAATCAGGAGAAGCAATACCTACAGAATATGCAGACTTTATACCTAGATTTAGAATTACACAAACAGGAGATGATGAGATACTAAATCTTATTGCAAATGGAAGTGGAGAGGTAGCAGGTAAATTTATATCATTAGAAAACATATCTAAAGAATTTAAAGCAGAATATAACAAAACAAAACAAACATTAGGTGCAAAATTAAAAGAATGGGATAACAGTGATTTACCATTCAACAGACCTGAATATGTAAAAGTATCTAAAGTAGACGTAGACTCAAGTCTTTTAAGTAAATATGATGAAGTAGTATCTTCTATATTTAGAATATTTGGTTCTACACCTACAAACAAACTATCTAGGTCTCCTGCATTTAGACAGTTCTATTATGACAAAATGGAAAAACTTGCACCAAGTCTTACAGAGACTGCATTAAATAATCTAATTAAACAGGCTAAGAAAAATAATTTAGATAAAAAATATATACAAAGACTAGAGTCTTTAGTTTCTGATGTAGATGATGCATTTAAGATTGGTACACGTAGAGCTGATGAAGTAGCTAAAGGTTTTGCATTAGAGGAAACAAGAAGATTACTTTATGATTTGAATAAACGTTCACAGTTTGCAGATGCTACAAGATTAATATTTCCTTTCGTTGAAGTGTATAAAGAAGTATTAGGAACATGGTCAAGACTTATTGCAACCAATCCAGGTAAATTACGTAAAGCAGAACTTTTAGTAAACAAAGCACAAGAAAACGGTTTCTTTACTACAGACCCAGTAACAGGTGAAGAAGTATTTAACTTTGCATTTAATGAGGGATTAAGTGACAGAATAGTAGATGAAGAATCAGGTATTAGAGCAAACCTTGTTGGTTATACTTCAGGTCTTAACTTAATTGGACAAAGTGTTCTACCAGGATTTGGACCAGTAATACAGTTACCTGCTTCATATTTACCCGATACAGAGAGATTTGCTTCTCTTAAAAAAATAATATTCCCATTAGGAGAACCTGCAAATGTAGGACCTATTGAAGCTGCATTACCTACTTGGTATAAAAAAGTACTGACACTTGGTGATGATGCAGACCCACAGTATAGAAGATTGTTTGCGAACGTTGCATCAGATATATTGAAAGCAAGAGTGTTATCAGGACAAGCTAAATTTACTACTACACAGGAAAGAAGAGAAGCAGTAAAATCTGCAGAAAAAACAGCTACATTTGTTACGTTGATACAAGCTGCTCTAGCATTTGCTGCTCCTACAGGAGGTACAGTTAGATATTACAAACAAGTACCTGAAGAGTTTTTAACAGACGAAATACAAGAAAAACTTAAATTAGATATAAGAGATTTCCCTGCAGGAGATGATGGTGCAGTAATGTTTGGGTTTTCTGTATTTACAGATTTATATTACGACATGCTTAGAAAAAGCCAAGGTGATTCATACGAAGCAACAAAAGAGTTTATTTCTACATTTGGGTTTGAACCGTTTGCTATGTTACAAAGAAAATCTAAAACAGTTGTAAGAACTCCATACACAGCAGAGGGTTCAGCATATATGGCAGAAAACAAAGATGTATATGAGTTTGCACCTAACACAGCATACTATCACAATCCTGATAATCCATTAGATGAGTTTGATATCGCTTCATATTGGAAAGCATTTACTGAAGGTGATAGAGTTTCTTTAACTACAGACCAAGTTGCAGCAGAGATAATGAATGCAAAAGGTAGGTTTATATACGAAGGTAATAGAAGAATGTTACTTAATGATGCTAACTACTTTGGTGTATCCGACTATGTAAGGAGACAAATACTTAAAGAAATAGAAATATATTTAATTGAGACATTACCAGGATTTAGAGAAAGTCTTGGTCTAGCAGGAACTATAGATACAGAATCACAAGTTCGTGAATTACAAACATGGAAATTAAATTCTACACTTGCAAATTCAGATGCAGGTAAAGGATTATCTAAGTACTTCGATGCATACGAAAAAGTATTAGACTGGGGTAAAAGAAATATTAGACCTAATGTTACAATAGGTTCAGGTGATATGTTCGCTCAAAGAGAGTATCTACGTAGATATGTACAAGATGTTTTATTAAGAGAACATCCTGATTTTTATCATTTATGGGTTAATATATTATCAAGACAATTAGATGAAGATATTGCTACAACGCAAAACATTGAGTTAGGATTTTAATGGCAGAAGAAAAAAGCATCGGTACGATATTAGGTGAGCTATATCTTGACTATATAAAAACAACAAACGCTGCTTCTATGAGTAGAGTAGGCGCTCCTAATATAGCAGCTAGACCTATAGGAGATGAGCATACAGCTTTAATTGATTTTTTTAATAGCTTTGAACCATCTACACCTGAAGAAAGACAAGCAAAAGCTATTGCATTAGAGCAAATTAGAAATAATAATAATCCATTTTTTGGATTAGCTAAAGATTTTAGAGATGACTTTAAGACTGCTGCAGAAATTAAAGCAGAAGAAGAAGATATAATTATAGAAGATGTAGTTGCTCCTGACCCATTAATTGCAGATTTTGTAGAGAGTGAAACTAGAGACGAAAGAATACAGGCAACAGAGGGTAGAAGAACTTTTAAACCTTTATCCGTACAAGAAAAACAATCTCAATATATTGATGAAAAATTAGCGGAAGGTGATTTTTCAGATGAACAATTAAATTTTGTTCAGACAATGCTGCCATCAGATTTACCATACATTGGTCTTGGTGGAACAATCACACCAACACAACCTGATAAATTACCTTTATATGTAGAAGGTATGCAGTATGGATTATTTAACGGTATGTCTGCAGAAGAATTAATTAATGTACAATTAGCATTAGTAGAAGCAGAGTATTTATATCCAGGAAGTTTTGATGCAGGAGTTTTAGATTCAAGAACTATTGCAGCTATAAGTAAAGCTATGGAAGTACAAAACCTACAAGGTAGAACTAATCCAACACTTGCATCTTCTGCATCTGTACAGTTAGCACTTAGTGGAGCAGGTCCAGGAATAGCACAAGATATTAGAAACTTTTTTATATCAGAAGTTAAAAAAGATGAACCTAGTGGTCAAGCAGATTTAGCAATAGAAGAATCTATACAATTATTTCCTGAGTTTGCAGTTATCTATGGAGAAACTGCAGCAGAACAAATACTTGGAAGAAAAATTAGAGCAGGCGAAAGACAATTAGTAGGTGCTTTTTATAGTAAGTCATTAGAAGAGGCATCAAAAGAAGTTCAAGATATGTTAAAAGCTAGAGAGCAAGCAAGGAAAGAAGCTCAAACAACTGCATTACAAACAGAGCAAATTAGATTACAAGCAGGATTACCTGAAGGTGTTTATTCTGTTGAAGGAGCAGAACAATTTACTGCTGCTCCAGGAGACGCAGGAACAGCACAACAAATTCAAGGGCTTATAACTACATTGGCAGGACAAAGGTTTGAAGATAAACTTACATCAATAGGAGCTTATGCTGCAGAGCTAGATGAAAATGACAGAGAAGCAGAGATGAGGTCTAGGTCAAGAGCATTTACAACAGCACTTAACTCTACAGGTTCAGGAGCATTAGGAGCATAATGAAGTTAACTGAAGAATTAATTGAACACATTGAGGACTTAGAGGGTTTTGAATCAAAAGCATATAGAGATGAAAATAATGTATTAACTATAGGTTTTGGTCATACTAATGCAACAGGTACATTTGAGTTTGATAAAGATACAGAGATAACAAGAGAGCAAGCGTTAAAAATATTACAAGATGATTTATCAGAAGCAGAAAATTATGTAGAAAGAATGCTTGCTAATAGAGACCTATCTGTAAATAAAGAAAAAAAAGATTTTATGACTTTAGTATATTTTAATAGACCTTGGGCTTTGAGAGAAACTATGGAGATTATTGCAGAAGGCAATATGGATTTGGTTATTAAAAGTCAATTAGATTCTTATAAAGAAAATAGAGACGAAGATGTTCCTGATTGGTATGTAAATAGAATTAACAAGGAAGCAGCTTTTGTTAAAGAGTTTGATGACCCTGAAGAAACAGGAGGAAATGTTACTAAGGGTGGTAAAGAACTTCCAACAGGAGAAACAATAAACAAACTACCTGAAAGCATAACTAAATTATACAATAGAGACGGAAATCCTGAATTTGTAGATACACAAATAGTGGAAGATTTATTATCTTCAGGTAAGTATACAGAACAACCTGTATCAGTAGAAGAAGGTCAAAAAGAAAAAGAAGTTAAAGATGTTATTACAGCACACATATATTCATACTTACAAAAACAAAAAGATGTATATGCAACAAAAAATCCTAATTCAGCAAGAGAGGTGAGATAATGGATGACGATTTAACTATTGAAGGTATTCCTTCAGGCGAAGTTGTAGGAACACAAGAAGTAGAACAACCTACTGGTTTGTTTTCACCAGGAGAGTTTGATGGACCTGAGCCTGATTTAATTTACCGAGTAGGTGAAAAGTTTTATATATTGTATCAATTACCTCTTAATAGATTAGGAATAGAAGATGAACCTCATTACATTATGTACACAGGAACTGGAGTAATTCCTGAGTATGAATATAAAGCACAATCAGTATCACAAGAAGCATTAAATAAAGTTTTGTCTGTATCTTTTGATTCAGGTGGATATGAAGAGATAGAAGATAAAACAGATGTAATTAATCAGTTTTACAACAGAATACTTAGAGCCGCAGAATCAAGACCTTGGCTTTTAGAAAAAGAAACATCAGGTAAAAATGCAGGTAAGTATGTACTACTTTCAATGTTTATTGAACAGCTATTTGAACCTAATGTACAAATATCAGTAGATGAATATAAAGCAGAATCAAATTACATAAATCAATTTTCACAAAAGCAATTAGATTATTGGTCTGCTGTTACATTTGGTGATGACCCTGCAACAAATGCTGCTCTAAGAAAACTACAACAAGAGTCTGCTTTGAGTGTTGCATCACTTCTAAGAACATATGCTCCTGAAGGATTGAGTCAAGAAGTTGTAAACTTTTTATATAACAAATCTTTAACAGGAGATTATGACCCTGCATATTTAGCAGAACAAATTAGATTCTTAGCTGCACCTGAATTTGCATCTTTAGTTGACCCTGAGTTAAAAGGATTAGTAGGAGATGTAAAAACAGGTACAAGCCAGTTTGACCAACAAGCAAGACAAATAATAACAAAAGTTATGGGTCAAGGATTTTTAAATGATTTAGGGGAAGATGAGTTTAATACTATAGCTCAATCACTTGTAGACCCAAATGGTGCAAGAATACTAGAAGGTCAATTACAAGAATTGTGGGACGCAGAGCATCCAAATAAAAAAGGACAGAACTATGCATTAGCATCTGCTACCCCAAGAAAACTAGCAAATTCTATAACCAGTGGACTAGATGAATTTGGAGATGACCAAGCATTCTTTAATGACTTGATGGAAGCAGAGAATCAAAGAGAAATGCAAAAGATGTTACGCATGTATGGTTTACAAAAAGGAGATGCAAAAACTGTTGCTGATGTACAATTATCAGTAGGAAGAAGTTTTAAACCAGGTCCGATAAGAAGGTTAAAGGCAAAATAATGGCATTAAGCATAGAAGAAATACAAAACAATTTAGGAAACCCAACTCTTGCTGAACAATTTATACAAGAGCAAGGTGGTTCTATAACAATAGATGGTGTTCAGTATACATCAGGAAGAGAAGCATTTAATGCTGCTTCAAGTAAAGCAATAGATGAACTAGAAGTTATAACCTCTTCATCTCCTGCTCCCTTGACTTCTGAGACTACTACTACTACTACTACTACATCTGAAGTTCCTGATTATTTTAATTTATATACAAATCTATTAAATAAAACTGAGGATATTTTATCTGATATAGCTTCAGACGTTCCTGAATTTGAAGAAGAGTTATTTGTACCTACAGTAGAACAAGCAGGACAGCTAGTTCCATTTATGAGAAACAAAGGAAACTTATTACAGATTTACGTAGATACTTGGGCAGAAACAGGTAACGACCAATTAGCTTTACAGGCAGTCAGAGATTCTGACGAATATGAGACATACTTTCCTGGTAACACCAGGATTGACCCAAGCACTGGACAAGAGTCAGGAATAAGATATACAGAAGCGCAATATACAGCTTTGACAGATGCTTATGATAGAGCATTTATTGAAGCAGGTCTTAACCCTGATGTGTTTAGAGAGGCGGAAGTATACTCTGCATTAGTAGCAGGAGACGTTGGTTCAGAAGAGTTAACATTTAGAATTAATTCTGCAAGACAAGCGTTTGTTGACAATCCTTTGGCAGAAGAAGTTAGAGCATATTATTCACAAAATTTTGATATTGAAATGACTGATTCTGCCTTGCTTGCATCTGCATTAGACCCTAGTGTCGGAGAAAATATATTAAAGAAAAATATATCAGTAGCACAAATAGGAGCAGAAGCATCAGCTAAAGCATTTGATATTACATTACAAGAATCAGAAAGATTATATCAATTAGGTGTAACGGGAAGTAAAGCTGCTCAACTATTTAGTCAAGCAGAAACTCTACTTGGTCAAGTTCAATCATTAGCAGCAGCTCAAGGTAGACAGCAATTAGGTATATCTGAATACCTACAAGCAGAAGCATTTGGAAGTCCACAACAACAACAAAGATTTAGAAATATATTGGCACAACAAGCAACAGAGAGTGCTGCTGTACTGGGAGCTAGAAGAACTCAACAAGGTGCAGTTACAGGCTTGACAGAAGCATAATTGTGCTATACTAAAACTAGTACCTGGCAGGGTCGGTACTATAAATATAGGGCTGCATTCGATAACATCGCCAAGGTGTGTTATCTGTCATTCGTAAACCCTTGCGTAAAATCCCTTTAATTACCTAGCGATTAATACTATGGGATAACTATATGCTAGAGAAGATGGAGAAAATTATGGAAGAAAATACACAAATCGAAAATGCTACAGAGTCAGTAGATAATTCTACAGATGGCATTAAACA